TGGTAATACCTTTGCTGCTTCTTTTGTATCTGCTAATTACTCTAGTGCAGCTACTACAGCTACTAGTACTATATCTACAATTGCAGACAATCCTTACATAGCAGAGAAAAACTCCACTCAACAAACTCCTCTAGTAAAACTATATACAATTTACTATCCAGGAGAGTGGTATCCGGGAACCGCAAATGGTAATCCAGGACAAAGTGGAGAAACTTTTCCCTGGCCTTATGAGTTTCCACTTAGATATGCAGAAGTGGTTGGTGAATCTTATAGTGATTTTAACTATTCGGTATCTTTAGATAACGTAGTATACAGAGTTGTCAGTAGTGAAAGTGGAGACATAAATATAGACTCTACTGGACGAATTGGAGAACTTTCACTGTCCATATCTAATTTCGACGGAGTTATGGCGTCTATAGTAGAGAATAAAAATATAGTAGGATATAACGCTTCAAATAGTGCACTAGCCTTTGTAAATGGAGAGCTAGTACAAAATATAGATCCAAGAACAGTACCTGGAAATGTTCATTTCAGCAGTTCTATTGCTACTGCCAGAGGTATAAATGCTGCTTGGGACTATTCTTCTACGGTTGCTAGAAGAGAAACTTGGACATCTTTAAAGCAAGATACTAGAGACTTACTAGGTGCCGTAGTAGAAGTAAAGCTAACTTATGCTAAGTTTTTAGACCACTGGCCTGAGTATTCTATTGTTAGATCTTCTACTGCTAATTCTGCTAATGTTTACTCCTCAATACCTTATAGAATTGGAGATACTGTTACCTCTAATAATACTTCTGCTAGAACTACTGTACAAGCTATAGATGGAAGTAACGTATCATTCAGCAGTACTAGTTTGTCTGGGTTGATAGCAGGCTCTAAACTACTTATAGTAAATCCTGATGCAGACAACTCTTCTTATGTAGAGTATGTATACACAGTAAATAGGTTAGATGAACTAGATGAGTTTGTAGCAAAATTTAATTTGACTAACTGGTTACAATATTTTAAAATGAAGGTACCAAAAAGAAAATATGTATCAACCACATGTCCTTGGAGATATAAGGGAGCAGAGTGTAAATACCCCTCGTCTGGTACGGGCAATATAGTAGGATCTAATCCTCTTATTACTGCAAACGGTTTTTTTACGTACTCTAATGAAACTGCTGCCTCAACTTCTTTAGACGTATGTTCTAAAACTATAACCGCCTGCTCTCTTAGAAGAAACCTAACTAATTTTGGCGGATTTATAGGTTTGAAAAATGAATAAGTTTGAACAGCTGGTTAGTAGTATGGGCAATCACTCCTTAGCTGAATACCCCAAAGAAGCCTGTGGAATAATTACTAAAAATTTAAAGTATATTCCTACTAAAAATATAAGTAAAAACCCAAAAAATTCTTTTATAATAGACCCCATATCCATAGTAGAGCATTATGATAATATATGGGGATTTTTTCATTCACATCCTGGCAGTGTTGATCCGATACCGAGTAGAAAAGATTTAGCTAGTACTAGTTTTACTGAATACAATTTTATAGTTGGGTTTGGAAATAACTTCTATAAGTACTGGTCTGTGAACGAAGAATTGAGGTTTGAGAGACTAAATGAACATCACATTAACTATAATGCCGCCCATAACTAATAGTAAAAATACTATTACATTAGAAGTAGATACCTATGAAGACATAGTGTCTCTTATAAAAAATCAATATACCCATATAGTATCAAAGATTAAAAATATATTCATAATTGATTCAGGCAAGATTATAACTTCAGATATGTTAAAGTTTAAGGTTCGAGGTAATATAACTATAGGGCCTATGATATCTGGTGGTGTGGGTTTTGATAGTCTAGGTAATTTAAATGTATTTTATGGTACTAGTAGTACTATAAGCAATCAGGCAGTAGCACTTACTGGACTTGCTAAACGAGTTACAGAATCTTCTTTATTTGGGCAGGGACAAACAGCTTTCGATATCGCACAAAGAAGAACTAATAGAGCTAACGGTAGTTTGGAAAACATAGAAGATCCTACTACTGGATTTGGCAGTATTGCTTCTACTTCTGGATTTGGCTTACCAGTAGCTTTGCATTTTGGCATGGTTAGAACCAGTGGTGCAGTAATTAATACATATGTTAAACACATACAACGTGGTGGATTAGATAACATAAGAGTAGTAGACTATTTATGATAAAAAAGTATATAGTAATAAATAATATTAAAGTACCACTAATTGAGGGTGGAAGTGTTGAGAGTGTAGGATCTACATTATCTGTTAGCTTTGATGGCTCTATAGCAAACAATCCTAATACTAGTAAGAGCTCTGATATACTGTTTATTCAATTAGCGCTAGGAGAAGGTCCTATATATAGGATAAATCCTAACGGGCCACAAGATATAGAGATAGATGACAGATATATAGACGATCTAATAGATTTTACTACAAATAATGTCAAACCTGAAGTTTTTGGTTATTCCTACCAAACAGGAACATTAACTCAACCTAGTATGCCATCTTTTGGCAGGGAGATAATTAATAGTGTAAGATTTAATAGTCCTATTATTTTAAAGAGTGGGCTATCTTCTAACCCAGAAATTCCTGCACCTACTGAAACCTCTGTTTTGTTTTTTCCTACGAGTCCTTCTGATGGGTTAAATCCTATAGACAGTATAAGAGTAAAATTTAATGTTACTGAATTAAAGACAACAGGTACTGACGGTGATCAGTCTAGTCAATTAAGTATAGCAGCATTGGTACATCCTTTTAATGAGATATCTAATATTAATAATTACTTAACTGGTGGGGGTATGATTATAACTAGTTTAGTTGTTGGAGGTATGGCTACTGAATTAGAAATTAAAATACCCGACAGTAAAAAATCTATTGCTGGGTATAGAGTTTCTGTACTTAAAGTAAGCGATGACGTAGCTGAGGATGGTTATTCCAGCGAAATTGAAGTAGTAGGCTTTGATGAGGTTCGAAAAAGTCCTTTCGCATATCCAAGAACGGCTATAGCCGGTTATGCAGTAAAGTCTACAGATTTTAGAAAAGATTCTATACCAACCTTCACGTCATTAATTAAAGGTTTAATAGTAGATGTTCCAAGTAATTATAATCAGCCTATCTTACCAAACGGTCAGGTAGACTGGAGGCAAATTGAAGTACCTTCAAGCGGCGCTGACTCTTATATCACTAGAGGATATAGACTTCAAAGATCTGGTAGCACTGTACTAAACGAAACTGGCCCGCAAGTATATGTAGGTCCTTGGGACGGCACCTACAAAAAAGACTGGACAGAAAATCCTGTGTGGATTATTAAGCATATACTAACCGACATATTGAACATACCTAACTCTGCTATAGACAAATATAATTTTTACTCAGTGGCTCAATACTGCGATGCGGTAGATCCTGCTACTGGCAGATTTGTAGGTGTTGGAGGTTTTTCAGACGGTGGTTTTAGGTTTAAACCTAATAACTATCTAACGGGTACTGTAGAAACCTTACTAGGACTGCCTACAGATACTCCTGTTAGGGAGCGTCGTTTTGTATTTGGCATGAGCATTACAGATAATACAGATGCATATACTCTACTTTCTGGTATTGCTAGTTCCTTTAGAGGTGTGATATCTTATTCTTCTGGTAGAATAAGATTAGTTATTGATAGGCCTGAGACCTTGCCTGTAGCTATGTTTAATGAATCAAATATAGAGCAAGGATCATTTAAATTATCAGGAATACGAGAAGAAGACGTAGTTACGGGAGTGGATGTATCTTTTATTAACTTCAACGATCACTTTAAAAAAGAGACAGTTACTCTAGATAGAGAAGACCCTTCCCAGATAGATTTTGAAAAAAAGATAGCTATTGACGCAGTAGGTTGTACTAGAAAAAGCCAAGCTCTAAGATTAGCAAAGTATATATTAGATTCAAATAGTTTACTTAAAAGAAAGTTGCAATTCACAGCATATTCAGATGCTTCAGACTTAGAAATTGGAGATATTATTTCAGTGTCTCAGCAAATATCTAATACGTCTTATGGATATGGAGGTGTGGTATATAGTAACTCTACAGTAGCTACAGCAGGTATTAGATTAGAATATTATACTAGTCCTCCAGTAACTTCTTCAGTGTTTACCGCTAATACGAGACCATTATCTTTAAAGGTATTCAGTCAGTCGGATAACTTGTTAGACTATTACTTGCTAAGTAACACAAGTTATTCTTTATCTAGCACGGGCTTTTCTTATACAGGATCAGACATAATAGATGTTAATGTCGTTGCAAAGTTAAATCCTTTTACTAAAGTGTTTACACCGTATACATCTTTTACAGCAAATAACACCCCTAAGCAAGGTGATCTATGGGCCTTAGGAGAAGTAGATGTTAATAATGTATTTAATCAAACCGCAGATAAACTATTTAAAGTAGAACAACTAGGTATTTTAAATGATGGTAAAGTCAGTATAACAGCTACAGAATACGATCAGTCAATACTATATTCATCTGATAATGCTGCTCTAACCTCAGACAGTATAACTTCTGTTAACTTAAACTATGTAACTCCACCTCCTCCAGTTCTATCGCTTAGGGCAATACCTTCAAGAAGTAGAGAAGGTGTAGTGTCGTATAGGGCTACTATAAGTGCTACATCTGACAGTGCAAATTATAATGTTCCAGTAACTACTTCTATAAACTATGGTTCTATAACTAATGTTATAGACGTAATAAGCCAGGGATAAGATATGTCATACTATACTATAAATACCTCAAATACAGCTTTTCTATCTAACAATGAGACTGTTGTATATGCAGGAAAAAATGGGTTTACCACACAAATAGGTTCTATACCTATACGTTGTACATCTATAACATCTAATGCTAATTTTATAGTTATGCAACTAGATAACTTATACCTGCTAGTAGACGATAATTTTAATGATCACATACTAAACGTAGCTAGTAATGTCGGAACAGGTAACGTATTTATTAAGACTCCTATAACACAGTATTCAGATACTGCAAGTCAAGAGGGGTCTTCTGGTTATTATAGTAAGCAATCAAATGTTACTTTGGAAATAGTATCATTCAACTTACGTAGCAATAGTATTACTGTTATTAACTCTCCAATATCTGGAGGAGCTATAAGTTCTTTAATATTGGATGTCCCCTTTCAAGCAATTATAAATCAGCCTATATTGTCTAATAGCTTTTCCGCTAACTGCCTATATGTAGTAGGTTCTTATAAATCTATACCCCACTATGCTAACATTACTAATACTACCTCGTATGAGGTATTATTGAATACTTCTCCTAGAAACGCAACAGACATAAAAGTATATCTAGATGACATACCTAGCACTAATTTTGTTTGGTCTAGTAGCAATCCTAGAAGAGTGCTGCTACCTTCTACTTTAAACTCTACTCAAGCATTAGTACTAGTAAACATATATACAGCGCCTTCTATAGAGAGTAATGATCTAATATCGTTCTCAACATTTAATAATAACTATTCTGTGGTCTCTACTAGCTACGAAACAACTAGTAGTAAATACAATAGTAATTTGACTTCTAACGCCTTTTATAAGATATATTTAGATAAACCTATCTATTCTGATCCGCTAAATTACTATATAATAAATATATCACAAGATTTAGAAGGTTATGTAGGTAATCTAACTTCAAACTCTTTTACTATAGACTATGAAGATTCATACCCATACTCTTATTCATTAGCTAATTCTGGTATATACTACCTGTATCAGAAGAATAAAGTTAAGTATACTACTGCTAAGCTTGACGAGTATGGAAGTATAGCTGGATTATCGCCACAGAACTACTTAGTAGAAGCAACTACTATTAATAGATATAATAGAACTAGTGCAACTGTCAAAGGACTTCTACAGGTAGAAGGAATTAGACTCAGTAAAGTATCAGACATAACAATAACTGAAAGAATATTTATTGATACTACTGGAGGTGCATCAATAAGTGCAACTATAGAGTTTCCTCCTATAGTAGGGCGAGACGTTACTAGTTATGAGATACTATATAGAATATTGTCTAACGACATAACTACAGTACCAGAGTATACAAGAGTTCTTGTCAATCAAGAAGAGTCAGCTGCGTCTATAAGACACACAATAAATAGCATAAATAGAGGAGCATCCTCTGGATCAAACTCTTTAGAAGTAATAGTAACACCACTTAATGGAGGTACTAAAGGATTTCCTAGTATTAAAATAGAGCCTTTATTAGGTAAGTTAACGAACCCCTCTGGTCTTTCTGACTTTAACGTAACTCAACAAAATGATACTATAATTTATAGTTGGCAGTTTGCTCAGACTTCTGACGGTTTTATATTAGATATTGACACTAAAGAAGTAGAAATAAGAGAGTATCCAGGAACTATAAACATTGCAGATCTAGAAAGTATAGAGGCTACATGGGGTATATCACTTGTAGTTAATAGAATACCTTTTCCAAATACTACATATACGTCCCCAGTATCAAAGTATGGAACTTATACCTACTTAATAAGAGTAAGAGATACCAGCAATAATGAAAGTGATAAAATAAACGCATCAGTAATACAATTAGAACGTACTCAGTCTAGAGTATTTAAAGCATATAATGAAGGATCTCCAGGAACTAATTTTATAACTCAGGATGGACAGATATTCCCTAACTCTAATGTCTATCCTGAACTATCTTTTCCTAGTTTTTCAGATTCGATATATAATGGGTTTGTGTACGTAGATAGTACCAATGTAGACAATGCTAACGGATCCTCTATTGGATTTTCTGTAGATGCCAATAATCCATCTGCCATTAGCACTACTACTGAGGGCTACGGTGAGTATACTACCCAAATACGAGACGTAGGAGCAGTAATAAAAGGTGCTATACGAATAAAACCTGTAATATCAATAGCATCTTCGATTACTTATAATGATGAATATAGATTAATTCAAGCAGGAGTTTCGGATTATCACGTTAGTGCAAATGTAACAGTAAACACTAGCATACTAGTAGATAACGCTTTTGGCGGTCTAGGACATATATTAGGTTTCTCAAATATCAGTGCTGCCCCAACTAGCTATAATGTTTATGCAAATACTCTAACTAGTGGCGGTCAATCAGGAAATGTTTTTGCAATAAGAAATCCAGGTCAGTTTGCTAATGATTTTGCAAATGCTAATATGTTTGCTTTCATAGCTGGAGTAATCAACAATAATGCAATAAGACTGGGCGAGGTTTTCTATGCTAACGGTATGAGCACTGGTTCTAATAATTTTAGTAATTTAACTATTTCAGGTAACGCATACGAATTAGTTGATCTAGCACAATACATTGATACTGCGGGTTCACTGACCTACTTAGGTCCTACTAGAGACATATTACAGAATATATACGTAAGATATGCTACAGATAATGTATTTTATTCTGCCGCTTCAAACGGTGTTCCAGGATTTCCAGGACATGGCAATACTAATCCTAATTCTTTTGTGGGCGCATCTGATAATTCCTCTCTTGGGTTTACTAGGTATATAGCAGGAGAACTAGATTTCAGATATTTCCAGATAAAATTACAATACTCAAATAAAGAACCTACTTTATCTAGTTTAGTACTAGAAAACCTAACCTATGAGGTAGATGTTCGTGAAAAGACTTTCACTACGGTTAAACAAGTAACTAGCGTTTCTGGCTCATATGTAGATTACAGTTTTAAAGATTATATAGAATCTCCTAAAATATCGGCTACTATGTATGGAACTTCTGGTGGATTTTTAGTATCAGTGTCTAACGTTTCTAGTATAGGATGTAATGTCAGAGTATATCAATCTAATAATGGAACTGCAGTTTCTGGATATAACGTCTCAGTAAGTGCTATAGGTATATAAATGCAACTAAAATTAATAATAATAGGATTAATAGTATCTGCGGCTGTAGGATACTTTTACTATACACAAAATAAAATACAGTCACTAACCACACTAAATGCACAACTAACCCAACAGAACGAGCAATATAAACTGGCAGTATCTGAATTAGAGGGTGCTATGAGAAGACAAAGTCAAATGGCAGCTCAGTATAGCGAAGAATCAAGAGAAGCTCAAAAACTAGCTAATGAAGCCTTAGCTTCTATAGATGACAATAATTTAGAGCTTTTAAGTTTTTCCAAACCCGGTCTAGTAGAAAGACGGGTTAATTCAGCTACCAAGAAACTTTTTGAAGGAATAGAAAATGAAGTTAATAACTAGTATCTTAGCATTGTCGCTTTTAACAGCCTGTGCTTCTAGTCCCGAAATAGTACCATTAGAGCCTGTTAAAACAACTATTACAGTAGCGCCTGCGCCAAAGCCTTCACCAGTATCCTTAAAGCCAGTTGAGTTTAAGGTTATAACAGAAAAAACACGCGAATCATTAGATAGTCAGAGAGTGTGGTATGCTATAACTGTTAAGAGTTATGAAAATCTAGCGTATAACACTCAAGAGCTATTGAGAGTTATAAGAGAACAAAAAGCTGCTATAAATTACTATGAAGGACTGTACATAGACACTAACTGATACTTCTTAAAAAATAAAGATTGACATTATCACGGTTAGTAGTATAATTATAGCATGAGGAGTTTATAAATGTCAGAACAAATACCAAACAACCAAAAAACAACCGTAGAAAGAAGCTCAACCCCGACTAACAATGATGATTACATATTTCATCCTAACTCAAAACATAGAGTTATAGATGGGTTAGTGTTTTTAGCAAATGATGACCATACATTTATAACTCCTACAAGAGAGTTATTACATACTATGGTTCATCATCAAGAGAGTGGCGACTTTCCAAAAGTAAATGCAATAAGTGGCCCAGTAAGATTCCGTCACAGCCCAGCTCCAGGCGGAATGGTACCTATTCAAGGCAAACCAAAAAGATAAGATAGGAGATATAATATGGTTAAATTACAAAATATGGCTAGTGGCGATCATACTATTCCAGGAAACCCTGCAGAATATTATGAAATGACTACTGGAGGCGGCGATATCCAATACCCAGCATCAGATAATTCTGGTAGAGGTACTGGCGGTAGAGTTATCAAAGATACACTACCAGTAGGCGGAACACCAGCAATGTATGGAGTTGGTCTAGACTATGCTAATTCTAACGTAGATGGCATAAGAAATTCCATAAATGACAACATGGCTAATGTTCCTCAAGGCGCAAAAGGTGCAAAAATAGGCACTAATGCTCCAATGAGAAATCCAGTGGGCGGAATTAACCCAATGAAGCCTATTCAAAGAAAATAATAAAAAAGCCCCTCTAGCAGGGGCTTTTCTATTAGAAGCGTTCACTATCAGATATGAACGATGCTTTATAATAACTCTCTAAAACATCATATGATCCTACGTACAGGCTTCCTCTAAATATTGCAGGCACTCTGCGAGTACCGTATTCTACTACAATTCTGCGTTGCCACTCTCCATTAAGTTCTATATACTTAATCTGCTCTCCATGTTCCTTAAGCAATTCCATTGCTTTTTGGGTCCACTCACAGTCGCTCATACCTATAACTGTCCATAGATAGTTTGAGGTAACATCACGTAGTCTCAAAGGATTTACTTCTTTTTTAACAGCGGCACTAGTTGCCGCTATTGTTTTTTGTGGGGTTGTTTTTGGTTCTATTGTCATTTATTTACTCTCTTTCTACAAAATCATCTATCATTGGGAATATCTTAGCAATAACTTCTGCACACGCTTTAGCTATCAGTATATGCTCTAGCTGAGTTCCATTACCTGACCTTAGGGCTACATAATGAATCCACGAACGTAGAGATCCTTTAAAATACAGCCTAGTGGTAGTGTTACCTTCAGGTAGTATAACTCTTGCACACTCTTTAGCGATGCCTTGGGATATAGCCCACTTGTATGCCATCTCTACTTCATGAATTATCTGACTCTGCTTAGCCAGCCATTGGCGTTGTACGTCTTCCGGTATATCATCAATAGAGTTTTGGCGATTCTTTTCGTCTTGTCGTCTAGCCTGTCTAAGTACAAATTGCATACCCCGACCATCAAAACTTTTAGTTACATCTTCATATCGTTGACTAAACTCTTGAGGGGTAAAGCTTTTATGTCTGATTACCTGCCTGCCAATATCGCGAGTGGTATCAATTTCCAGTATTGCGTCAGCCATTTCTAGCGGACTCCAATGCTGGTATTTAATCAACGTCTTGATAAGTTTTTCACTTGTTAGACTATTAAACTGATTACCGGGATTAGATACTCGTGCACAAAACGCAATAAAGTCTTGTACTGATTTTATATCTCCAAGTTCTTCTTGCCTAATTTTATCAACAAACGCTTTGTCTGGTTGGGTGTATGCAACTAATTGCACCGCCGCATAGTCTTCATAGTGTTTATACATTAAATCGCCTTTTCTAATAGTTCAATTACTGTCTCTCGTTTCTCTACGCTCATAATAGCTTCTGAAGTGTAAGACAGTAAGTTGATTAGTCGTTCATTCCTAGTAAGAATATCTGCACCTGCATTGAGATTTTGAATATACTTAGCTTTACCTTTGATGGGTAGAGATGCAAGTAGGTTATCTAGTGTTTTATACTCTTTTACAAGCTCCGCCGCTCGCTTAGGGCCAATACCGTCAATGCCTTTAATATTGTCTCCAGTATCGCCCTCAATCATTCTTGAGAAGGCATATTCACGTGGAGTCATGCCCGTAGTTTCTAGTAGGCTATCAATAGTGATCTCTTTACGAGAATACATATTAAAGATACTTACGTTATCACGAAGAAGTTGGTAAAGATCTCGGTCGCTTGACACTACCCACGTATGGGTATATTTATCATTTAGATTTTTTACAAAGTATGCAATAACATCGTCTGCTTCAATACCTTTAAATTTGAAATGCTCGCACGGAAGGGCGTCAATAGTATCATTTAGGCAGTTGAAGAAAGCTGTAAAACGTTCTTGTTCTTCTTCGCTACGCTCTACTTTACGGTTGTCTTTGTATTCTGGAAATATTGCCTTACGATACGCACTGGCACCACTGTCAAAGCAACAAATAATTCTTTTTGCTTCGTAACTTTTACCTAGGCTGGTAACTGTACGGATATAATCTTCACTAAAGTTATCGTAGTTTTTACGTTGTAGATAACGAAAAGCTAGGTTAACTCCATCAATTAGCAGTAGGTTATCAGCATTATTATCTTGTTCTTTTGCCTGAACCAGGTCAGATAGGTCGTCCCAACTTACACTCATTGTTTTTCCTTAAAGTTTATTTTTAACATACTTATAATATACCTTATTTTTTGATTGTTAGCAACTATATTTTTAATTAGGCTTGGTATACGCTTGCGATGCCTCTAACAACCAGTCATCTAGTAGTGACATATAAAACTCTCTTGTACCTGATCTTATGTGTACAAAATTTCTAGTCTTTACCATATCGTCAAACCAGCAGGCATAAATTTTACTTCTATCCCACTTGTATATTAGTAAAGGTTTCTTTTTCATTACCAGCGCTTCTCTAGTTGTCTGATCCCAAAACTCTAGTATTAGACTTGTTTTTGCAGTTAGTACATTATTCCACTCTACTTCTTTGTGGTGCTTGGCTTCTACTGTCCATGGAAAGTCTGGAAGCCACGGTGGATACACATCACCTTTTAAATAGGTAAGAGCGCCCGATAACGGAACCCGCTCAAATTGAGAGTTAAAGGTCTCAGTCAATTTGTCTCGGACTACGTATTCGAACGCTCTTCCTTTATTCTTACTTGCGTTTGTCATTGTTATCTCCTGTACTTAGAAGATAACTTTGATGGTACGAAAAGTCAATCATTAATTTCTAAATATTTGTCCAGAATTAATAAGGTTTATTATGTAATCTGGGCTTTCTTTTTTATATTCTATTTCAGCAAATCTGCGTAGATCTTTCTGTACGCTATTGCTATTCCAACATAGTGATCGTATTAATCTTGCAAGCATTATATTTTACCTCTCATTTCTAGTTCGCGCATACGTCTTTCTAAATCCGCACGGCTTGTAGATTGTTCTAGGTATTTGTAGTCTGCTTCTCGCTCTCTTTTTTCTACGTCGAAAAAATTAGCAATCTGTGTGAGTATGTGTCTAATAGTTTTCATCTTTCTTTCCTTATTTAAAGTGCTCTACTAACTCTGTATAGCCACCTATGTGTGTGCCGTCTATAAATATATGTGGCACCGTCTTTGCCCCTGGTACTAGTTCTCTTAATTGATCTAGTACTTCGGGCCTGGTTACGTCTAATTCTCTATAAGAGATATTTTTTATTGTGAGCAGGTTTTTTGCCTGCTCACAATATGGACATGGTTTTTTAGAGTAGATGACTGCTTCGGTCATATAGCACAACCAGAACTGTCACAGAACTTATTACTATCTGCATCCTCGCCCTCTTCTGTTAAGACAGAGAAGTCAAGAGGTTTAAGAGTGTTCTTGTATGTTTCAATTTCTTCTCTTGATGCAGGAGTATAAGGAGCTTGTGCATATCCGTGATCGGATATTGGAAGCAGACTTACACCCTTTAGTCTAGTATCAAAACAACTCAGAGCACGAGCAATTTGTGATTTCTCACGCTCACTGAAGGTGATAGTAATAGAAACCTGGTTATCTGCCCAGTAGTGTTGTAAGTCTACTGCGTTAGTAAACTGTTCCCAAATAGAGACATCATTCTTACTAACAGTGCCTACATCATGCAATACAGGGAAGTATACAACACTAGTTCTTAGCGGGTCACTTACTGCTGGCTCAATCTTGTATCCAGCTTCTTCTAGTATTGGTAGTAAGTGGCTTGTGTTAGATACGCGCACAAGTCTGTAATAGCTTTCAGATTCTGCGTAGTGAATACCTGGAAGAGCACCTACTACTAGAGATACAGTTCCACTAGGTTTTACACTTGTTTTCTTGATACTTAGTGGAACACCTAACCATTCGCTATATTTCTTATCTAGATAGTTAATATAGTTATACGCATGATCACAGAACTCTTCAAGATACTTTCTACGACCAAATTTTAGAATAGCTTCTTGAATACCACTCTGGCTAGTACCAATACGACGATTACGCTTGATAACGTCGTTAGTTTCTCTCCAGTGAGTAGGAACAAGAGTTACTGTTTTAGCGTACAGATAAGCAAACTTTAGTGTGCGTTGGAAATCCCAATAATCTGCGTGCTTACCTGGATAGGTCTCTACGAGACAGCACAGCTCATACGGTTCTAGTGACTGTTCTAAGCATGGATTGCCGCCACGAACACGGTGATCTTTATGGTCTGCTGGATCTTTCATACGGCCATAAGCCTGCATATTATCTAACCAAGCAAATCCAGGTTCACCGTTTGTTGCAACTTTCTTTGCTACTTCAGTATAGTCCATGCCTAGTTTTGCAAAGATTGAGTTGTTAGAAGCCCAACGCCAACCACCAAATTTATATGCCCAAGTATGCTCAGTATATTTTTTAGCGATCTTAGCTCGACTATCCCAGTCACTATTATACTCGTCATAATCTGCTTCACTGATCTCTTTTAATTCTGGAGGGGCAATACTTCCAGTCTCTACTCCGAACTGCTCCCAGTTTTTCATGTTAGCAAATTCTTCATCGTCAGGCTCACCAAAAGCAATCTCAGCAGTACGACGGACGTTACCTGCAACTACTATCTTACCAATAATATTCATTACGTCAGTAATGTCTACGCTGGTTAGTAGTGTATTTGCACTACGAGCACGATTACTTAGAATATCGCGTATAGCATAGAAACCCTGAACTAGAGGTTCTGGGCCGCTTGCCACACCTCCGAACCCAACAATTGGTTCTCCATACGCACGTACAAGACTAGTGTCTGGCTCTACTGGCGCGCTTCCTTCCTCTAGATAGCTATCAATTAGGCAAGCTATTAGTTCTACCCAACCTTCACGACTATCTTCTACTACTATGAGTTCTGGTGATCCAGAAGGCTCAACAGCCGCTATCTTTCCAGCGCCTTTTGTATCAAAACCTACTCCAACCCCAACCATACTCATGTCCATTAGGAATGCAAATGGTTTGCTAAGTTCAGCATCTATGTTTTCAGTAGATACAAATCCACAGTTATTTAGAGCAGCACCACCCTTTTCATAGACGAAAGGTGTTCCCATCATCCATAAGCCACGACCTGGAGGTGTCCACTTGAATTGGAATAGGCGTTCAGCAGCTTCTTCTGCTAGTTTGTGTCCTCTTTTTTCATCCCAGCTATGTCCACTCGTAATAGAGTGTGTCTTGAGTATTGAGAACATACCTTCAATTACTCGTATGATACATTCTTGCCAGGTTTCTAGCTTTCCGTTGTCTTTTTTACGAGCATATGTTCTGTAGTATGTGAATGCTGATAGCCCACCATAACCCCATTCAACTTGTCTAGACTGTAGTTTTTCTTTAAATTCCTTTTTCAAATGGAATTTAATGGGGTTCTTTCCCAAAGTTAGCATGTAATTTCTCCTTTACGCATAAATATCTCTACCAATAGCCTCAGCTATTGATAGAGCTAATATTGTTTGTTTTAGCTATCTCAATCCGTGGTATAAGTGGGTGCGAATAGTCATGAGAGATAAGAAACACATTTAAATCTTTCTCATCTTGCAGGACTTCGAATAGTCTTTCTTTTCCGGGCTCATCTAGAACTCCTGTTATTTCATCTAGGAACAACAAGTTTATGCTCTTACCGCCTATATTAGATAATGTACCTCTTACTGCTAACAGTACAGAGGTTTGAACTCTAGAGAACTCGCCACCAGATAAAGAGTCAATACTGACTTCTTCACCATTATTTACTACTACAACGTTTAGTTTATCTCCAGTAAGTCTGAAAATAACTTGAAACTGTCCGTCACTAAGCAATGCTAGATAATGATTGATATTATCTTCTAGCTGTTTTGCAACATTTTCTAGTTTGTATGCAACTATACCACTAGTAGAGAAGGCTTTTCTGAGTATAGCTATGTTTGCTACCTCATCCTGAAGTTTAATTATATCATCATTTAGTAGTTCTTGTCGAGCTTTAAAATCTCTAAGTTGCTCTACTAGGCCATCTATTTTGGCGTTTCTTATCTTAACACTATCGTTGTGCTTACGTACATCTGAATTTTCTTTTTCTTGCCAAGCTAGTTCTTTTTCGCAATCTTTTAATTCGTTTTGAATTGCTTTGTAATCTGGATATTCTTTTGGTAGATCTGGATCTATTACTTGTGATAGCTGAGTGAACTTATCAATTGCTCGTTGATTTTGTTCAAATGCAGTTTTAGCTTTTGAATATTCTGATAATTCAGTTGTTAGCTCTGCTAAACGTTTTTTGTTGCTTATAACATTTACTGTTAATTCAACTATATTATTTCTTAAGGTTTCACTTAGAGATACTGATCTTGAGTTGTCAATGGCCTGCTTACAAGCATAACAGTGATCTGAAGTATCAAGAGATTTTAAATCCCTATTTGCATTGTTTACTGCTGTTTCATATCTGGTTATGCTAGACTTTACTAGTTCTATGTCCGTTAGTAAATTGTCTACTAGTATCGGTTCTTCTAGAGATAGATTAAATTTTAAACGGTTCCGTTCTTCAATGTTAAGATTATTCCTATCTATCTTATCGCAGATGCTCTTCTCTTGTGCTAGTTTGTTTTTCAGTTCTTCAATCTTGCTGTATAAACTAGTATCTACCTCAGGTACCTTTTGCTCTACTGCTTTATCAGGTATTACATTCTTAGCTATAAAATCCACTACTGTTTTTAGCTCTCCAGATTTGGAGGCTAATTCTTTTTCCTTTGCGGATTGTATTACCTTAAGTTCGTCGCCTATTTCTAGGTATCTGGAAAAGTTAAATAGGTTTACTAAGAATTTTTTACGATTGGTGTCAGTAGCTTTAAGAAACTCTAGGCTATCTGTACTACTCTGATAGGTTAGTTGACTAAATGTTTCAAAATCTCTACCAATGATATCTGCAATCTTTTTATAAGTGTCTAATACTTTATGCTCACTTACGTCTTTTCCATCTTTCAACAGAGTTACATGGGTACTAGCACCAGAACGTTTACTAATTACTTCATACTCAGTACCTTCTACGCTAAACTCTATCTTACCTTCCCAGTTTTTTGCCTTGGAGTATCTATTTAAGATGTCAGATTTCTTTAGACCTTTTATATTTTTATTGTACAGTAACTCCTGTATTATAATTGCTAAAGAACTTTTACCGCTGCCGTTACTAGCTAGTAGTTGTGTGATAGGAGTGTTGCTTAGCTCTAATACGTTGTTAGACCCATAACTAAACATATTGCTAAATGATAATCGTTTTAATACTACACTCATATTTTTATCCCTAGGCTGCCGAACAGTTGAAGAACTTCTTCTTTATTGTTGATCTTTATAAAATCTAGATACATAGTTAATTCTTCGGGAAGCGTCTTGTTAACTAGATTTAATTTAGAGTTTTCTTGTGGCTTATCTGCTATTTTCTTGTCTAGAAGCTCATGACTTTGAACTTTACTTAACTTATCAATACTGCCTGTCACTTCATATACTACATGATTTATAGGATCTGATTTTAGTTCTGTTCCAGCCTCTACTGTTTTTCTAACAAGCTTGGGTAGTTTTAAGTTTACAAACTCTACGGCATAATCTGTATCGCTATTTAACTTTATAATGTCTACACCATACTCTCGTCTGTCATCTCTGTCAAAGGTTGTATTTAGTGGACTGCCCGGATAATATACTGGATAGTCTTTATATTTATGATTAAAGTGTAAGTCTCCAAGTAATACTAACTGCCATTGTCTTATCTTTTCAAAATCAAACTCTGGAGTTATGTGCGGCGGCACCTCTCCACGTATGTGAGTTACTAGTATGTCGCCTTTTACGTACTCAGGTATGTTTTTAGTTTGCATTTCTCCATAAGGAAATAACTGAAATCCTTGACCGTTTATAACAATTCTCTTATTAGCAGTAGACAGATAAAAGTTATCGTTGTTTATTACATTCTCTTGCTCAAAGTATTCTAAAAAACTCTTACCTTTAGTAGATGCTTCATGATTTCCAGGTATAGCCAATGTTGGTTTTTTTACTGCATTAGCGTAGCTGAGAAACAAGCAAATCTCATCTGGTTCTGGCTTCTTGTCAAAAATATCTCCAGATATGACAGTTACGTCACAGTCTTTTTCTAGATCAAGCAATTTATTAAATAGTTTAGTAAACCTATTAACTTGCCAGTCGTATGGTATTTTTTTCTTATGGAGATTTATATGTATATCAGCTACGCTAAGTATTTTCATGGTCCCGGTCTTAGTAAGTTGTTTAGGTTTCCTTCAAAAGTATAACTTCCTACATGACTTAATTTGGTGTTAGGGTCTACCCATATTTCTCCACCCATATCTTGCCAACGTCTGCAAAAAGTATAATCTTCGCTCAGATAACGTCTATCTTTTGGATCTATCATTGTATCCCAAAGAGCATAACAATGAGGATTAAATTTAGGATCTATAGAGCTATCATTCCTATAGTGAAGTTCTGGGTGATGCTTAGCCATCTTCTGTACTACTTCTTTTTTTACTAGGAAGAAACCCGTAGAAGCATCTAGTACCTCAACTGCGCCCATATGAGATCTAACTCGATTTGTGCCTGGTTCTACTTTTAAGTTAATGGCGTAGTCTGCACCAAAAGTAGCTAAGTTATCTTCACCTCTTTGCGCAGCAGCTTTTACCATACCCCAATTTATAGTTTTCTTTGGGTAGGCAGCCGCAATTACATCCTTATCCATAGCTAACATGCGTATAACGCTCTCAGGGTCAAATTCTATGTCGGCGTCAATGAACATTAGGTGAGTAGAACTTTGATCTTCTAGAAACATGGCTGTTAGTATATTTCTTGCTCTCGGTATAAGACTCTCATTCCTAAGAGTCGTAATTCTAAATTTAATACCGTATTGCATTAGAGCTTGACTTAGCCTAAACATACTCAAAAAATATTGGTCTGTTACAAGGCCGCCATAGCAAGGAGTAGCAAAAAATACATTTAAAGTTCTTAGATAATCTAGATTTACTTCTATTTTATCGCCGTCAACAGATTTAAATCCTGCCGGTAGATTTAATGGCTTTGGGGCAGGTTTGTCCTGCCCCTCATCTGAGTGTATATCGGATAGTTTCTTCTTCGTCATTATAGATCTTCCATGCTTTCAGTGCTTCTTAGGTCTTCTGCTGTTTCTTCAGTAAACAGTGAGGTATTCTCTAGTAGCCACTTTTTCTGTTCTTCATAGGTCTGACGTTTGAAAATAGAATCTAAGTTATACATCTCAATTGCCTTTTCAGCACTTGTTAGAGGCACAGTGCTACGGCTAGGCATTACACTATACTTTACGTTCTGAGGTAGTGGGCCAGTCTTTTCTTTGCGTATTGTTACGTCGTATCCGTTATCTTCGTCTGCTGGTGATCCGTAATCAGGGTCACGAGCATAATCAATAATCTGCTTGAAGATAGTGGTTTTCAGATCCATAAGCTTTAGCTTACCGTCGGCGCGGTCAATAACATTAACTACATAGGCAAACTGTGGTTTTTCGCCATAAACAGCTTCATCTAGTTCACGAAAAGGATCACGGGCATTATTGAACTCTTCGGCATCCCTATCAAAGCTTAGGCACTCTAGTGGGTGCTTTTTGCCTTCATTAGTTACTACCCAACGAACATACCTAGGCATAACGTTGCCGATAATTCTTACCTTAGTACTATCTTTATCTAGTTTGATACGTACAATCTCAGTACGATCTCCTCCGCCACTCTGTGGCTTTTTTAGTTGTGACCAATCGCGACCTATTGCTTTAGTTGTCATAGTTGTTTCTCCAGTGTGAAATTTAATTTTGATTTGTTGTGTGTAATAAAGGGATTTTTCCAGCATTCAGTCTCTACGTAATTTTCAGGTATCCAGCAGTTTTTATTACCTAGGTTACGCTGTGACAGAATATATAGGTATTCTGATTTTAAATATGGTGAAGTTTTTGAATGTAGAAAAGAAGAGTTTGTCAGGTAACTCTGTGGCTCTTCACATCGAAAGTTAGAAAAAATACCGTTTTTACTCTCTAATATCAGCTTACTATGTATTAACGCATAGTAGTTATTACCTATGTTTAGTTTTTTCTGTAGTATTTGATGACTGCCAGCTATACGAGGAACTAACGGATTACTTTTGTTAATAAAAAGGCAGAACATAAGTATAACTTGACTGTCGGGAATTCTAGTTATACTATTTAATTCATACCAATTAAACTGTATTATCATAATATGTTCTTTTTAACCATCAGTCAACAGACATTTTTAAGAGTTCTAGTCTATTGTTTAAACTGTTAAATACGCTATCCCAATCCTTATAGGATTTTTGTCTAACGTCTGTTACAGTGCTATACCACCTATTTTCACTATCATATAGCCCCCACCGCCAATCGGCTGACCAAGCGTGCAGCATTAAAACTGGTTTACCTAGTCCTGCGGCTAGATGTGCTACCATTGAGTCTACAGTTATAACCAATGAGCAGTCCTGTATAACGCTACATGTAGCTAGCAGCCCTTGCATATCAGACTTAGCTGATACTATATTGGGCGCCTGAATAAGATCCTCGTCTCTATCAATCTGTAGTGATACAAATTTTATATCTGGGTGTTCAGATATTAATGTGTTTATATAGTCTGTTGGAGCAGATCTTAAAGAATCATTTGCATGATGAACTGAGCCTTTCCAGAATAGCCCAACTTTATTTTCGTACTTACCTGTAGGCTCCGCCTTAAATGGTAGTATTGTAGTATTATGCGGTTTAATCTTTAATTGGTACCCTAGACTCATAATAGGCATTACACAGTCATAGTCTTTAGATATTCGGTCTACGCTTCTAACAAATACGTCTCTAACGTAGTCTGATAGGTTATGTTCTATAAATTCTTTTGGAGACTTAACAGCACCATCCGACATTGGTAAAAATGTATTAGGCAACACCATAATATCTATATTCTTACAATGTTTAAATACATCAGGTATTAGGTGCGAGAACTGCAGTAGGTCTCCTATTCCTTGCTCTTGAAATAGTAGTAGACTGTCATACTCGGTCAATTCAGAAAAGCGTTTCTTACTTAATGATAGTAGGTCTTTATATGCATATTTATCAGTTTCTAGTCTAGCTTCGTGCAATCTCCAGCCTCTAGAAAAGTTACCTCTTAGTATTTCTAACATACCTTCTTGATATATTGTATCAAGCACCATAGATTTATCAGAACTCATTTCGGCTATCTTACAGCTATTTATGGCTTCATCTACCATATTCAGATTGGCATACACGGATACTAAATTTTTATGAGCTATTGAATTATACTGATCGTATAAAAGAGCTTTTTCTAGTATAATTCTAGCTTGAGGTATTTGTTCTAGGTTTAGTAGACAACCACCCCATCCTGATAGTATATCTACTAGTAGCTTAGTGTTGAGGGTAAGACTAGCTACGTAATTATCAAATGCTTTCTCAAACAGAGAGTCAGCCTGTAGCTGTACTTTCTTGTCGGTAGGTTTTGATTTGCTAAGCACAGTAGCCATAGTGAGTAGGTTCTTAGGTTCGCTACTATTTATCGTAAGTGCATGGCTAGCGCATTCTTCGGCTCTTTCAAAGTCGCCTAACTCTAGGTATGATCCAGCCAGTCCTATCAACACCTCTTCATTTAGAGGATTAGCTATTAGCGCTCTTTCAAATGCTTGAATTGATTTAATATAGTTACCCTCTAACTGATGAAGCCACCCATCAAAGAAATGATAAAGCTCACTACCTGACTTGTAGTTCTTTCGAAGTAGCGTTCTAGCAGTAGATAATTTACCGCCGTATATAAGATCTATTATCTTATTTGCCGCTAAACGTTTAGTGTGGGAAAGTTGTTTCTTATGTACCATTCTAATCTATTTCTCTGTTGGGCTTGTACTATTGCGCCGGATAGCCAAAAATCTACAATAAGAGGTGATTTTTTATCTGGATGCTCTCTCTGTATTCTGCCAATTCTTTGTTCTAACTTAGCTGCATTATTATTTGGGCAAGTAAAATATATAGTATCTAAGCGATGACAACTTATACCTTCATCAAATATTTTTGTTGTAAGTATAGCGCTATATTTTATGCCTGCATTATTTAGTATGTCGTCTCTATTTTTAGTAGCTCCTACCAAAAGTATACTATTGGGTATTAGAGTTTTTAGCTGCTCTAACATGTCTATTCTTTCACTTAAAATTAATAAACATCTACCAGAAGCTATTTTGTCTCTTGCGTGAGCAGATATTAAATTTAGGTAAGCAGTATTAGTTCCTAGCTTAGTTAATTGTTTAGTCCAGTCTCTATTAGGATTTATTATAGGAAAAGGTATAGATGTCTTGACTATTTCTACGCTAGGAATCAGCTTAGAAGTATCTTTTGCAATAACTTTATTAGGACCAAAATAATCTGGCAGTATTACATGTAGACCGTCTTTTCTCCAAGGAGTAGCGCTCAGTGCTATCTTTACTTTTGCATTAATTCCATTTACTACTCTCCCAAACATATCGGCGGGACATAGGTGTGCTTCATCAACAAACATAACTTCAAAAGTATCTTGTATTTTATCTAGTCTCTTTATTAGGCTTTTATATATTCCAACAGTTATAGGTTTTATAACTTCTCTACCGTCACCTATAAAACCAATCTCTGTTCCAGAGATTAATGTTTTTAGTTCTTTATGCCACTGCTCTGCAAGCAGCTTGGTGTGGCATACAATGAGAGTAGGTTTTTTATAAGTACCTACTATATAAGTGCCTGCAAAAGTCTTACCCCAGCCACAAGGAGCTTGTATGAGGCCGCTATAAAGTTTATCTTCTGTAAGTAGCTTATCTACTGTCTCTTGCTGTGAAGGTCTTAACGCTCCGTTAAAGGTCCAATCTTGCTTGTCAGCAACAAATCTAGTATCCGTTAGCTCTAGTATATTTAGCTTGTGCCAAGCCCCGCTAGGTACGCTACACATACCTGTTTCCTCATTATAGTCTATAGTAGAGTGAAAAGATTCTACAAGATTATAAGTAAACAATACATATCTTAGCGTATGCAGGTCTATGTCTACTAGATCTGATTTATGAAAGTATATCTTGTCAGATATTGTAGCTTTTTTGACGGTATACTTAACTTTGCTGTTCATAATATTAATTCATGTACTGGCTCGTTAAAACTTGAGAATCTGTATAAATGCCACACCTCATCAATATATACAATAGTTATATACTGCTCTAGTATAGTTTTAGTGTCTAATATGTTTTTTGATAATTTAAACGGATAGCTTACTGTGCTTACCCATATTAGGTTGTCTCTTACTTTTACTACCTGTACTGTCCTTGCTTTAAATTTTTGTTTCTGACGCATATCATATATCTTAGCGTTTGCGTCAATACCCCACTCTATATTTTTAGAAATAAGTTGAGTTAGGTTAGTGCAGGTGTAGTCAAAAAAGAAAAAATCATCTTTAACAGAAACATAACGTTTTAGTAAAGATGTTTTTTCTTTGTACTCGTCAACTACATGCCAATCGTCTGTTTCTTTTTTCTTTATGCTGATAGAGTTTAATCGTATAGAAAAGTCATATGGCTTACGCTTTAGTCCAAATATGGGGAACTCTATACTGTAAAACTTACTGCGGGCCTTCATATGGATACAGTTCTCCCCACGACGTACCAATTTCTACGTCTACAACGATAGGACAGTTAGCAATATTAACGCCACGGTCTTTTTGTAGATTTGATTTTAGCTGTCGCACATACTCATCTACATATTCATCTGCCACTTCTGCAACAACAGAGTCGTGTACTGTTGCAAACACAACGATCTTATCTTTGAGACTATTTTTTTCAATCCAGTCGATCGTGTCAATCAGTCCTAGTAGGTTAACATCACTGGCAACGCTCTGCACTAGGAAGTTTAGGCCGCTTCGAGCAGCGTGAGTTGCTGTTGCACGATTATCGGCTTTAGCTTCTGGAAGTCTTCTCTTACGGCCAAAAGCACTGTAGATAAAGTAGCTTGAGTTAATCATGCCAAGGCATGTATCAATCCAACGCTTAAGAGCATTGGCCTCTTTGAAGTATTTTTGAATAAAGTCTTTAGCTTCTTCCATAGTAACATTAGCAGTTTCAGCAATTTTACTAGGTCCAGCACCATAAAGAATACCGAACGTAATAGCTTTTGCCCACTGACGTTCGTTAGGATAAAGTTTCTTTACTTCATCAACAGAGCAAGTAAGTTTAAACATGTTCTTAGCAACATACGAGTGGAAGTCCATCTTCTCGATGAAAGCTCGTTGTAAAAACTTATCATTACTCAATGCTGCAGCAATATACACTTCGGCAGTACCAAGGTCGGCCTGAATGATCTTGTATCCAGGACGGGCCTTGAACACTTTTTTGATACCCGCATCTTTATCACGAGGAAGGTTCTGATAATTCAAAACACCGCTAGAGCTTAGTCGACCACTGGTAGTACCAGTAACGTTAAAGCTACTGCGAAGACGATTATCCTTATCAAGACCTTCACGAATATTCTTTAGGTAGGTCTGGCTAAGTTTTACTTTCTTACGTAGATCAAGGATCGCCTCTGTAATAGGATGCTTTAAACTCTCAAGAACTTCTGCATCTGTGCTGAATGCGCCGGTATCAGTTTTCTTGATAGGTTTAAGCTTGAGAATATTGAACAGGATTTCACGTAGATGAAATACGCTGTTAGGATTGAAAGTCTTGCCTTGGCTATCTTCAAACTCTTGAACTGCTGGATGAAAAGCAAGTTCATGTAGGGTCTCTTCAATGTCAATCTTGTAATCTTCAATTAGATCATCTAGCACGTTCATATCAATAGGGCCGCCATTATTCTCAATATGAATGATAGCGCGCGTTACTGGTTTTAGAATCGTCTCATACAGCTTAGTAAATTCCTTGCTGCCCCAAATCTTAGGGCTGAACTTTTGGAATAGCTGCATAGTGGCATCCCCGTCCTTACAACCGTAAGGAGCCAGAATCTCTGGAGGAAGCATTCCATAATTAAAATCTTCTAGCTTGATCTTGTGTTGACGGCACCAATTCTTTTTGTACTCGTCAAGTTCACGTTCGTAGTCACCAAGATCAGTAAACTTTAGTGCTAGAGCTTTTAGACCGTGAGTACCTACACTCTCATCCAAGCAGTAGTGCATAAGCATAGTGTCTTCAAAGTCTGGGAAGTCAAACCCAAACTCATAGCGAATGAATTGAATATCGAACTTGCTGTTGTGAAACACGCACTTCTTAGTTCTGAATATTTCCTCAAACTCATCATAGTAATGTTCGATGATGTGTGCGTCTACATATACACCTTCATGGGCTGCCGTACTAAACACAAAGCCTAGAATATTACCTTTGCGTGAAGATAGCGAGGTAGTTTCAGTATCGACTGAAATTACTTTAACTTCAGGATCCTGCAGTTTACGTAGGTATGGTAGAAACTCTAGTTCATCTGTATAGTGATGGTACTTCTTCTCATGTGCGATAGCCTCTTCGCCATTAATAAGTTTTTTCAGACGATCAAACGCCTTTTGAATGTCATCACGATACTGTGGTTTGATAAATGTCATGTTTGGGTCTAGGATAGGTAAATACTTTTCTTTTACAACTATACCGTTGTACTTAGTAATACCTGTAAGACCGCACACATATTTAAGAGGTTCTGCCCCGATAGGGCACACCACATCAAACTCATCAAGAACAGACATAGTTAGATCTACGTCTTTCTTTAGAATTTTCTCTCTAGGTTCTGAACTTAGATAGATTGTCTCAAACTTAATATTACCAGCATATTCTCTAAATAAGGCTGGAATGTTATTTTTTAATGGTGAACTTAGTACGATTGCTAGTTTCATTGTTTACTCACTTGTTTATTGCCAATGTTAAATATAGTATCTTTTTAGGCATTAGTCAACAAGAAATTCAGATAAATAGGCCTCTGCTTCCATCTCGTCGATAGAACCAGGGTCTTTGCCATCTTCCATATTAATTATTGAGGTGTGTATAGAACGCTGAGATAGAAGCTTTTGTATCTTGACAGCTGCTTGCCTACCGGGACTATCTCCGTCCATCATGATTATTACATGCCTACATCCGTACTCGTCTAGTAGTTTAGCTTTACCTGCATTAAAATTGTTAGTACCAAATATGCACAGAGTGCTAGAGTATCCCATATCGTGCATATTTAAGGCATCAAATATTCCTTCTACTAGAATTACTTGAGTAAAATCTTTTACAACGTCTAAAGGATACAACACAGAACTTACATCAGCTCCTGCAGGTCTACGCATATATTTAGGCATTGATAAGTTTTTTGTATTTAGAAGAGTGTGTCTACCTTCTATGAACTTTAACTTACCACTTTGATGTACGGGTATACATATATAATCATCCATACTATCGTGAGTAGTCATAAACGCACCAAACTTAGTTAGTGTGCTTTGACTGATACCTTTAAAAGAATGTTTTACTGGAAACCTAGGTTCGGGCATAAATACAGGTTTATCTCCACGAAGATCTTCTAACTTTTTTTGAAGTCTTTTTATCTTAAAGCCTTGCTTGGATAGAGGCTCAACAGTAAAAATAATACCAAGTTCTTTCATGAGCTTGGTAGTATCCCCTTTGAAACCGCACGCAAAACAATTAAATACTCCCTTTTCAAGGTTGTAAGACAAACTTGGATTAGTATCTTCATGCTCACCGCTAAAACATTTCAAATTAATTTCGTATGGGTTATTTGGGTTTATCTTATACTCCATACCTCTATCAATAAGAACCTGTTCAATCTCGTGCAACTTGATTATCTCCGGGTCTTACTCTATAATTATCTTCATCAGAGTCGGCAGTGCTTACTTCAAACAACTCACTATCATCTTCTAGTGCCTCTACTTGGTGCATTGTAAGAGGATAGATTCTAATACTATCGCCTTTATTTAGTACACATTCTTTTACAGTTGCGTCCCTGTGATCCAACAGTCTTAGTATAAAACTACCGTTGGTTACATACCAGCTCTCATCTTTCTGAGCGTGGAAGTGCATAGAGAACTTATTACCTTTTTTATAAAAGTGTAAAAGCTTGCCACAATACAAATCATTTGTGGCAAATATATACTCATATCCCCAGCCTTTCTTAACAAACCCACTAAACCTCGTTACGTTCGACATATTGCGTGCCTTTCTTGGTTACTGCTATAGATGCTGCTCTATTAGCAAATTGTATAGATCTTTTTATATCTTTTCCTTCTGATAGCGCCACTGCCAGTCCCGCTATAAAAGTGTCTCCAGCGCCAGTTACATCTATTGCCTGTATTGGTAGTGCTGGATACATATTAATTGAATTAGTGGAGGCATGTATGCAACCCAACTCACCAAGAGTAATTATTAAGTTATCTACTTGTAACTGCTTAATAGCATCTTCTAGTAGCCCTATGTGTAGCTTGTTAACTGCGTCATACACGTCATTTGGTAGGTCCATCCCTATCCACTCATAAAATTCTTTTAAATTAGGTTTTAGTACTGTAGCACCTTTAAAATCCGATAGATTACTCTTTGAGTCTACTAATACTGTAGCACCTATTTCTTTAGCCTTAGTAATAATTTCCTGCGGTTTTTTAATAGTTCCTTTGCCATAATCACTTATTATAACTATGTTAGGATTTTCATCTATCATACTCGCTACTAGTCTAGCTTCATAATGTTTAATAGCAGAGTCTATGTCTAACCTCGCTATGTACATTCCATTGCTGTATATGCGAGTCTTCACTACGTCAGGGGCCGTATTGTTAGTACAGAAGTAAGATACTTCAGACGTCTTTAATTTGTCAAACAATGAGCTTTCGTGGTTTACGGCACAATATAGCTTTACTTCTCCGCCTAAATGTAATATGTTAAGTGCTGTGTTGCCTGCTCCTCCAAGTGTTCTGATTGGAGAGTTTATGACTACTACAGGTGCAGTAGCACACTCAGGAGATTGTCTCGTTGAGCTACCGTAAATGTATTCATCTAACATTATATCGCCAATTACTGCTATCATCCTAAATCGCCTACACTTTCTTTAGTGTCGTTTCCATACTTGTTTAAAATCTTACCGCCAATTACCTCAGTGCTTTTTTCTGGTATAACTCTTAGGCATTCCCAATCTATGTGCACATCAAATTTCATGCTTTTACCGTTACGAATCTTAGTAATTTCAAACGGTAGAATATTTGGATCCTCATTTAGGTCTGCTGGAGTAAACCTAAAGCTTCTATCTGCTGAGTCTAGAACACCTTTAGCAAATCGTGCTTCACCAGTAGCATCAATCTGATAGGGGCTAATAACCATCTGATCGTATTTACGGCTTAACACTTTTAAACTATCAGCTAACCCAATCTGGCTTTTCCAATCCATCCTATCTTCAACTTTGATAATGTTTAGATAATCTACTACTGTAGCACGAACATCGTATTTCTTTGTTAGCATGTTAAGATAGTGGTCAATTTTAGGAATTGACAGGTTAACATCGTCGATGATGTGAAAACGCTTAGCTTTAAAAGGCACTCTTCCGCTCTTTAAAGCAAAGTCAAAGTCTTTTACGTTTCCGTCCTTGATAAGTTTGTCATACAAAGCTACACCTTCATCGCATTTCTCATAGAACGTATCAATCTTTGTCTTAGCTATTACTAGTTTATCAGCTTGAGTCAGCTCATTTTTAAAGAACCTCATAAACGGAACTCCGCTGAGCATACTCATAAGTCGATAATATACTTCTACAAAGCGCATTTCAATAGAGAAAAATGCAACTGAGTTATTGTTGTTTAAGAACTGATGCTTAGCAGCATTGAGTGTGATAATTGATTTACCAGAACCTCTACGGCCACCAAACATGATAAGTTCTTGAAGGCCAAAACCTCCGTTAACAGCGTCATACTCAGCAGAAAGACCGCTAGTAAAAGTAACAAAACGTTCCCCGTCTTGTGTAAGATCTATTTTAGCTACGTCAAATAGTTCTTCACCGTCTGGCATATACTTATGCAAGTCTAGTATGTGCGTCTGAATCTTATCAATAATTTCAGTACGCTCAAGTGATTCTAGCTGACCAATAAAATTATCTAGCCAGGTTATTGTCTCTTCTCTAATATAGTAGTCTTGTAGCTGCTCAGCCAGGAACTCACTAGAAAGCTCTTGTGCCTTTGCTGTTTCTGTAAGGATTTGGGATTCTAGATACTCTCTAGTATGTCCGCTTTTCTGTAGTTCATAAAACTCTTGCGTAGTTGGGATACGCATGTGCTGTTCGTAGAACTTTTGAATCTTCTTAAACAGAATTAAGTTTGTATCAGTAAAGAATTTGTTTACTAACTTATTGTAGAAGTCAGTACTTTGAGTATCTAAGAGTCTCCTGATTGATGATTTTTGAATATCAATTGCCATTATTATTTATGTACCACCGGGAATAAATCTGATCTTGGGACGAATGTTTTCTTAAAGGCGTAGTCTGTATCAACCCATACGCCATACGTTTCTCTGCCAGTTTCAGCAATAATATCTTCCACTCGTTTGATATGGTTTTTTAAAGATTCTAACTTCCATTGAGAGCCGTCCTCAAGCTCCCAATAGATTTGGTAATGAATATCTAAAACTGGTTCTGGGTGTTTACTTTTTTCTGTCCAAGGAAACAGCTCTACCCATCGCTGCCTTCCCTGACGTAATTGTTCTGCATATTCTTCGTCGTAGACTTCAGTAATAATAGCAAACGCATTTTCAGGGCCGTAAAAAACCCTATCGTTCACACTGAACTTTACATCTAGATCTTGTACGATATGTTCTGTTTTAGCTGCGGCATTCTTAGCCCGTGCCCTAATAGGCACATTCATTTCCATAAGAATGCTTTTTACTTTTTGCGGCGATATGTAATATCTAGTCGCAATAGCACTCTGGGCTTCTCCGTTTATATAGCTAGTTGCTATTTGTTTACGGATGGCTGGAGTGATCTCCATGGTCTTAGCTTTTTCTTTGAGGTCTTTGACGCGTTGTTCTTTTGCCCTAAAATCCTCAATAATCTTAGTAAGTCTAGTAGTGTTATATGCGATACCTAGGTGCTCGCAACAAGCCTTCTTGGTTTTACCAGACTTAATCATCCAGATAACTTGCCTGATTTTAGCTTCTGGAATCTCTTCTTTTTCTTTAGTAGTAACTGCTTTTGCCATAAATAAAACCCATCAAAATGTTAATGATGGGTTAATGTTAGCATAAAAACTAGCACCTGGCAAGATAAATTTTTTAATGTATTGCAACCTTTTCTGTTCCTATTGCATATAAGTCATTTACTATCTCTCGTATGAGACCTGTTTTAGTGTAGATTGCAGTATAGTTTTCGTGCAACATAGGATTACTTCTATATAGCTTTTCTAGTATGAAACTAGACTTATAAGCATTTGACATCTTAACATACCTATCACTGCCTTTTGGAATATTAGAGTAGAAACGACAAATAAGAGCATAGATATAACTATCTAGCTCTTCAAATGGTAGTTGTAAGATTTCGTTTAAAACTTCATCTTCTAGTTCATGTAGATAGAAATAACTATCTGTGTTCAAATGCTCTCTCAAAAAATAAGGAGGCAACTAACTAGTTGCCTCCCTACATAACTTTAATTACTCAGCAACGGACTTTGGTGTGTAGTCTTTTGCAGAAAGTTTACGACGAGAAAGAACAGTCTTAACACCGCGCTCGCTCTTGTCGAAGTGAGCAGCCAATTCAGCAACAGTGCTGTTTGCAGCCATTTCTTCGATGCCTTCATACGCGTCAGTTTTAGCAGTTTTCTTGTCGCGCTGTGGGGCTGTCATTTTCATGGAAAGTAGTTTTCCACGGATTTGTTGAACAGTTTTATCTAGTTCTGCAGCGATATCCTCAATGAAAGCACCCCCTTCCACTAGCTCGGAAATGCGGGCTTCTTCTTCTGCAGAGTAGGTACGTGGAGCAGTTTTCTTTTCTGCTGGCTTGATAGCGCCGGTTAGTTCTAGGCTAAGAGCCTTGCCATTGATTTGGCGAGCGGTGAACTTACCGTCAGCAATTGCTTCGGCGATTTCTTCAGCAGTGTGCGTGCCGTCGTTTGCTTCTAGGAACTCGCGTAGTTCTTCGGTCTCAGATTCAGTGAAAGTTGGAGCAGCTTTTGGCTTGTGTGGAACGTCAAAGCCCTGCTTGCGTAGCTTAGCAGTGACTGAGCGACGTGGGAACTCGAACTCAGCGCAAAGCTGTTCGATAATTTCCTCAGTTACGCCATTAGCGCAAGCTGTTTCCATACGTGCTACCATTTCTTCTGTGTATTCAAATTTTGCCATTTTTTATAATCCTCTATATATTGTTAGGTTCAGTTTTATTACTGTTGAGTTGTCTCTCAACAACTTCATTTAATCTATCAAAACAAGATCAACTTAGCAAGAAAAAATTTGATTTAATTTTTGTTTATTGCTTTTTCAGTTTTTTCTTGTTTTCTGTCTTGATGATCTAATATACGATCAAACTGAGCAGCCAGCAAGTTTAATTTTTATTCTGCAGAGTGCTTTGCTCAAAACGAAGTTTTACCGCGTCTACCAGTATTTCCAGATTAGATTTTTTTGACAAGTTTACTCCGTCCAGTGTTATGTCCAGCATGTGTTCTAGATCTATTATCATGCTCTTTACGCTGCGTTTACCACTCTTGTCTACTTCAGGCTTTTTATATACCTTAAGCTGTACTAGTTTACTAATTATACTTCTATTATTTTTTCCAAAATACTCTGCAATATCTAGCACTTCCATACCATCATTGCAGTAGAGCTTTACTAGTTCTTCCTCTTCTTCTTTATCCCAAACTCTTACGTTCATCGTTTACATCCTCAAATAAGTCTAATTGCTTCTCAGTTACTATCCCCGCTATCTCATCGTAATACAGTTGAGTTAGTAGCCTTCCTGCATCGGTAAATATATATGCTAGTATATCTACATATTCGGCTTTAATAGCAATACCTTTTTTAGTTGGAAACCATGTGCCTTCATCTTGATCTTCCATGTACTCTCTTAGATGAACATACCATTGGTTTCTAAATTGATTTACTGTTACTTTTATACCTTTTCCATTTTGTGGTGGAGATACAAATCCAAAGTCATATTCTGACACTCATCGTCTCGCTCTCCTAGTACCTTCAATAGAATTAATCTTTGTAAGCACTTCTTCATATTTATTGACTGCTTCTGTCCAAGTAGTAAGCCTTGCAGTATTTACAGTTTTACTCTTGTACTCTACTATGGCTTTCCTTATTAGATTAGCTAGGTCTTGAACATCAGGTTCTAAAACCCAACGGTGTTGTCCCATATTACTCATGCTATCGCTTTGCTTTAAGGCGAATATTTCATAAGGGTTAACAACTCGTGTGCTGCTTTTTATTCTATAGTCTTCTACAAATTCATCAGTAGGTCCGCCACCAGTTACTATAGGTATGCACCCACACGCCATAGCTTCTTGTACGTGCATACCAAACCCTTCTCCTCTGTATGGATGAACTACTATATCACAAGATCTATATAAATCAGCTACTTCTAGTTCGTTAAGAGTACTATCAATATAAGTTATTTTAGCACACCCAGTTTTGTATTGAAGTGATACTATATCTTGTAATAAGTTACTCTGTCCGTAAACCTGAGGAGTATCTTTTACTACTAGCTCTATGTTTTCATGCTTTTTAGTTACTTGAGACCAAACTCGTAATAGAACGTCTATACCTTTTCTAAATTGTGCACATCCTACATATAGAAATCTCACAGTATCTTTGTTTTTATTCTTATCCTTGTAAAATACTAGCTCATCATATCCGTTCTGAACAACATGTATCTTAGAAGGATCTATACCTGCAGATCTATATACTGAAGCATTCCATTTGCTAGGAACAATAACAGCATCCGCAAACGTATCAAACTTGTATTGCCATTCGCTAGGCATAGAGGAGTATTCCCACGGCTGTATATACGCCACTTTAGTATGTTCATTCTCAGGCCAGTTCCATATTGGGGGATAAGAGTGTCTTACTTGTACATCTGGTGTTATGTTTTTCTCCAAAGACAGCAGCTCGATTACATAATTAGAATCTACTTTAAATGAAGGATCTGGCCTATCTAGAGGTACTATAGCCACGTCATACTTTTGTGATAGATTAAGAGCTATATTTCTGTTTATTATAGACAGAGATTGATTGTCGTAAAACTTACCTAATATTTCAATTTTCATATATGTATCTCGATTCTTGTTTTAGATAGTTATCTATTTCAGTTTTAGCTACAAACTTAAGAGTGGGCCATTGTGCACCAGAACCGTGAGTTTTAAAATTAGTCATAGTGTGATAGTTGTCCTTAGTAACCTGTCTTTGTACATCATAAAACGGGTCTTGTTTGCTTTCTATTGAGTGTCCGAAGTTATTTATTTTTTTGTCTAACTGTTGTTGTGTTCTGCAAAAGCTAAAATGTTTTATTGCTAGAGGGCTTAGTATCTTCTTTTGGCTGTTAGTCCATCTGCAGTAAGTAAAGGTATGCACATCTCTGTCGGCAGTAAATCCTTGTATATCTTTCTTGAATGCACGTTGTCTGTTATCTTCAGCAATTAACAGATATCCATCTTCAAATTCCTTGTACATTAGATACCAGGTAAACATTAACTCTACATCTTTATAATCTTGTACTGTAGGACAAAAATCTATAAAGAACTCCCGAGCGTTTACTAATACTTCATCTGCATCAAAACTAAATACCCAATCGTGTTCGCATTTAGCTTTTAAAAAATTTCTTTCGTGTGTGTCATTCTCAATAGGTACACGGCTTCTGTGAAAGTTATCTTCAATAATGCATATTTTATTGTCATAGTCTATCTCTCGTAATTCTTTCCATAACTTCGCTTCATCAAACGAAAAGCTGTTATTACTCCAGCTAATCCTATCTTTGTCTAGCCCCAGTACTATCTCATCTACATATTCATAGTAGCTTTTAATACTCTCTGGTAGATACTCTGCATCATAACTTATCAGACTTATCACGCTCTTCTTGCGTATATGTTTCATATAATCCTATCCCCAACTTCCATTGTTCTTTTAGTCTATTAAAAGCTTTTCTTCTTTTAGCTGCTTTTAATGCTCTTTTGTGTTTTTGCTGTTCTTGTTGCTGACTTATTTTAGCTTTCTTCATATCACACCAACACGTCTATAGTCTTTGCAAGCTCACTATCTTTCCATTTCTCTAAAAAGATAGTATGATTTATTCCTGCTTGTTCTCTTTTTGTTGGGTCTTGATTTTGGATTCTCTTGTTGTCTTTGCCTTCGAAATGTAGTAACTTAACTGGTGTTTGATATAGCTTCCAGCCAAGGCTGCGGGCAGTAAGACAGTAATCCACATCACGATAGTAAGTCCAATAATAAGCAGGGTCAAAGGAACCACAATCACGGATAAGAGCCCTGCGGATATATAACCCGCCAAATGTAATCCAGGATACTTCCCTGACTCTATCGTACTGTCCTTTGTCTTCCTCCAGCTCTCTAGATGCGCTTGAACTAAATAGCTCAAGTCCTCCTCCGAAATGTATCGCTTCTCCATTTACGAATCGGCCTCCTGCATGTTGTATGTAATAGTTTCCTGCTTCACTTTTAGCAGGGTATAATAATGTAGTACCAAACATACCAGCTTCTGGATGTGCTTGAACGTAGTTCAATAAATCTTGATACCATTGATTGTTTGTGTCTTCCGGCATAGGCAGCATGTCGGCATGAAGTATTATAACGTCTTTATCTGGGAACATATTCCATAGAGTTTGATACGCCAGATCACTACCTATTTTACCTGCATCTTTCCAAAAAAATACAGGTAGTTTATGCCCTAATGCTTGCTTAAGTTGGAAAATTTCTGTTTCATTAACATATGGTACTACTATTATCGGCTCCATAACTTTATACCTTTCTCCTGATACCACTCAGAAAAAGCTTGTATAACAGCTTCAGGTTCCGTGTTATACACACAACTCATAAAATTCTCTGTGTGTGGGCATTGTTTGGGCCAAAATCCAAATGCTGTACCTGGCCCCTCTTCCGCATAGACTTGTCCTGAAAACACTTTCTCAGAAACACACGCATACGTTCCACAATGAATTTTTGATTTTATTGGTCGGTGCCAACCTGAATGATAAAATGATGGGCTGTCGTATGAAGCTGGGAACACGCTTGTGACATGTATAGTATCAACTCCTAATCCTGCGGCAGCATGTACTGGCAATCCCATAGGGCCTATATAGATATGACTGTTATTTAGTCTTTGTAATGATGTTATAAGATCTTCGCGCTCTACATCTCTACCCAACATCATTATTTGAGCATTTACATTATTCTTAACTAAAAAGTCTTTTAACTTTTGCAATATCGTAACTCGCATATATTCGTTTTTAGTTTTTCTATTCCAGTCTAACGGACCACTAGTAGCTATGATTAATTTATCACTTGGTAATTCTTTCTCAGAACCTACATTAAATGATATTTCGCTGTCTGTAAATAGATTATCTCTATACCTAGATAGCAAAACGTGATGTTGACTTTTAGCAATGCCTAAATCACTAAACCATGCTCTCTGCTCAACAATCTCATCCAATTTAGTTATACTAGGATCAGATGATACTAGTGATCCATCTCGTCTAACTACTCCTACAGCATCTATTCCTTCTTGCATGGATATTAGTTTTAGTGCTATACCATCATTTATATCACTCTCTCCAGTGGTTGGCACTAGTCCGTCTCTGACAAAGAATGTTATGTGTGAGTCTGGAAATTTTTGCTTGTATAGCTTGGCTGTATGAGTACCTAATAGGCAGTCTCCCAATGCTTGTGTGTTTATAATTCCTACATATTTCATTTATTAAATAACTTATCGGTCCAAGTTTTAGGGGTTTTATCATTAACTATTTCTAGTTCTATATGATAATTGAATTGTCTTAGTGGGCTTGTCTTAATCCAAGTAATCGTATCTCTTACAGTATCTTCAACAGTGTTATGTGTAGCATAGCTTAATAGGTCTTTTGCTTTATCAGTACTAACCCATGCATCTTTTACTTCTCTAGGTCTTTCTGGTATGTGAAGTATATTAGGTTCCGTATTAAAATACTTGTGAACTAAGATAGCAAGTTCATTAATTGTTATTTCAGATCCATCATCAGGGCCTATGTTGAATACGCTAGTATTCTTTATGCTATCTCTATTTTTGTATAGAGCTACATAAGCATCAACACAATCTTCTATGTGAGAAAAACTTCTTTTCTGAGTACCGTCTCCATACACATATACAGGTTTTTCTTGTAACACTCTGTTTGCAAAAATGCTCATTACGTTTCTAAAAGGATCGCTATAGCACTGGTTAGGTCCGCATACGTTGTGAGGTACCATATGAAATACTTGTATACCATGTATATCACTGATTAAGTTTACGTGCTGTTCTGCATGTAGTTTAGCCAGCCCATAAGGGTCTACTGGTGTTGGAGGTGTATAATCTTCTCTGAAGGGTGGAGCAGCATTACCATATCTTGCCATAGAACTAGTATTAATAAATGTTTTTACGTGTGCCGATACTGCTGCACTTATTACACTAGCTGTTCCAGAATATATATTTTCAACAATAGTTTTAGGACTGAATACGCTAAGACCTTCATGGGCCAGTGCAGCGCAGTGAATTACTAGTTCTGGCTTATAAAAGTTGAATATTTCAGCAAGTTTTTTGTTGTTGATTATGTTTTCGTTAAAATATACAAATGAGTTGCTTTGATCTGGCATATTTGTGGCGTATCCACCTATTAAATTATCTATGCCTATTACTCGATAACCCATTTGTATAAATCGGTAACATAAGTGACTTCCTATAAGCCCTGCGCTACCTGTTATTGCTACTGTTTTCATTTTTCACCATACACACAAAAGCTGTATGCCGCATCTCTCTCAGAATTAAATACGTTTCTAAAACCTAACTTTTTCATTTCCTCAGCTAAAACTTCCGGTACTAGGTTGTTTACGTGACGCTCTGTAGGCATAAACCGCACATCCCAGTACTCATTATCTGTGTGAGGCAGATATAGGAATAATATTCCATCTTCATCCAACGCATCATACCAATATTTTAATATCTCTCTCCAGCCCACTATATGTTCTAAACAGTGAGAGCTAAAAATATATTCCAGAGCACCGTAGTGTGGTAGATCTGCGGCATGATATCCATCATCAAAAGAAGAGTCTACACAAATAGATCCTGGATAAGCCCATTCTCTTCTCTTGCACCCAACATCAACACCTAGCCTGCCTACACCTATAATCTCTTCAGCTACTGGCATTATAAATCTAGAGTGATGTCCGTGACTTATAAAATCTGGATAGTCTCTACCTCTAAATGATACCGTCTTCATTTTACTACCTTACACAAAATTACTTCACCTTGGCCTATCCAAGACATAAAGTAACGTTTTACTATTTCTATTTTGTTAGTATTTACAAGTTCTCGTATTGCCGAATCTATACCATTTGAATGATATTCAATAACATCATCATACACTAACCAGTCTGCACCATAAGCTATAGATAACAAACTATCGCTTAGTGCAGCTCTGTATGAATGTTCTCCATCTATAAATGATATGTCTACTTTTGGAATGTCTAACTCTTTTGCGTCTGGAGAAGTGCTATCGCCTATCCACCATTCTACACTCTTATTAGAGTAGTGGCTAGCAGTAGCTTTAATAGCGGGTAATGTATCGGTATGGTAGCCAATATCTAATACTATCAGATGCTCTATACCTTGCTCTAACCATGTGGAAGCGCTATAGCCTATGTTAAATCCTATTTCAAGCATAATCTTAGAGTTAGTTGCGCTTAGTATATCTTTAGCTACGTCTACACAGGCTGTAGTACTCCAATATCCTTCTGTAGATTTAAAGGTCTCTAAATGTTCATAATACAGCTTATCAGACATTATATGATTCCCATATGTTATTCCAGTCTACTAATGGAGTTAGGTGATGATCTGTCATATGACTAGAAAGACCCGGCATTGGGCTTAAACAAGGTATTTGCTTAAATATTTCTTCAAACACTTTGTCGTTGCTAGTAGGTGCATATTTTTCTAGTTCTGGCATTACGTCTAACCAACGCTTTCCAATAGCTGCTAATGTCATAGTGCAGCTGTTTATAGTTCTCCAATGTCTGTCCTTGCCTAGTATAATATAAGAAGGTACTGGAGTAGTATATCTGTCTGGGTAATCATAACTAACTGCAAAATTAGGCCATAGAGCTAATGTATCTTGCATAACTCTAATAGCATTTGGAGTATGTAAATAATCATCTTCTACAATATAGTGCAGTTCAGCTGGAAACTCAATGCACTTAGCCCGTAGAGTCTCTACTAGAGTAACTGTATGCTGATGGTATGACCAATCGTGCTTAGGAACTGCAATAAAACTAACATCTGTCATAGCAGTATTTTCTAACCAAATTAATGTATCTTCACTAACATCATCGTGTATAACTATAATATGGTCTGTTTCATTAACACTTTCCTGTAATGATAACCAACATTTTTTTAATATAGTAGTTTTACTAGTATCTTTAAATCTTTTAACGTAACTTATTGTCTCTTGCTTTTCACAAGCTCTAAAATATATAAACAATCTTAACTCCATGTAAATAAAAAAGCCCTTAGCAATTAAGGGCCTTATTATCTTTTATAATAACTGCTAATAGGGTACCATGCAAGAATTATTTTAATTTTTTTGCTTACCGCTTATTTTCTGATTTGAATTTTTTATTGGCAGTTCTTTAACTAACCGCTCATGTATGATTCGAAGTTTCTTTTTTGTCCTAGCAGTATTGCGAACTTTGTCTTCTCTGCGTTTTTCGCTCTTGCTTTTGAAGAACTCTTTTTCTTTTACCTCTTGGTAATGTCCTTCTTTACTGAGTTTTCTCATAAGAACCTTATAAGTTCTTAATGGATCTCCTCCGTATTTTTTAGTTTTTAATTGCATTAATCGTTTCCTATTCCTGAGTTTTTTGCCCAATTCAATATTACGTCTAGTGGCTGTTTACCTCTAAGCAAATATCCTTCTTTTCCAGCTTTTCTAATTAAAAAAGTCGGCACAGTAGTTATAGGCATAGCGCCTTCATACTCTGCAACATTTTGAATTGTCACTCTATAGCCTCTATCTGTTAAGTAGTCAGAAGTTTTAGATGTATAATTTTTTAGCTGCTCGTTGTATATTATTACTATTTCCATTTTATCCCTCGATTTACATTTAGTATACTATAACTTTGCTTAGTGTCAATTTAAAAAATTTCATAATTAGTTTACGGCTATAAGTATAGAGCATCTGCTTTAATTTTTATCTTGCCTTTAGGTGCATAATTTGATTATATATAAGTATAATCAACCCATAAGAGGAAAAATGACTAAGCTAACACCTTTTGACATAGAGTTTTTTGAACTGAGCAGCGTTTTAAAGAAAAACCTAACTGAAGATACAAAGAAAAATATCATTAAATCATTATTAAAACTGAATAACCCTACTTATTTCTATAAGCATGTAAAAAAGAATCCAATAGAACTTCATGGATACGTTACTAACCGAACAATAAATCCAGTTTTAGTTGCTATTGCTAATATGATTCAGATTTTAAAAACAGAACAAAACCTATCCTTAGCTTCTAAACAGCTGCAAACGGAGTTTGCGTGGGCATTTAATAACTACCCTAAATACTCGGCAGTCAATTTGTAATTTTTTATTTTGACAAAGAATACATACTCCAGTATACTAGTATAGAGGGGCCGGAGAATACCACTATGGAAGATTTATCTAGTATACGAGAAGAGATAAGACAACTACATGAGAGATCACAGAATACAAAAACTGAAGTAAAAGTACTTCAGACAAAATTTGATGAAAGACACCTAGCCTTAATGGAGAAAATTGAAAAACTTACCAATGATATAGAAAGGCTTAACAATCGCTTTGACTCTGAAATGAGCTCTTTACTAGAAAAAGTAGATCAATTAAATAATCTGGCTAATCAAGGAAAGACTAGTTTAAGGACATTGTGGTTTATAGGAGGTTTGGTAGCTGCTGTTGGGGCGGCTATTGCTACTTGGTCAGATTTATTATTTAAATAACAATGTCAGAACAGTTAATAGAAAAAATAAAAGAAATACTAATGTCTACACCTTTAGATATATACTCAGAGGAGTCTGACACTGTAAATGAAGCTAATTTTGAATTAGTAGCTTCTAGATTTACTAAAGATTCGCTATCAGAAGAAGATAGGTACGTAGGAAGTGCTAATATGTTTATTGCCGCTAGCTTAGTGTGCTATGATTATTTTGACTTTGCTACAATAGATGATCTCAGTGAGGAAGAGTTAAATGAATTTTACTTAGTCTGGAAAGACGTAGTAGAAGTTCTCAAGAAGGAAAGGTTTATAAGAGAAATTGGACTACTATCTAAAAATAACATAAAGGTAGTAGTAGATAACACAAAGTTGCTGTAATGGGACTTTAAAATTCTTGCTATAATAGGAGAAAAGCAGATGACTAATTTAACACAATACGATCCATTTTTTATTGGATTTGAAGACTTACTATCTAAACTAAATGCAAAATCGGTAGTAAACTTCCCGCCTTACAATATCTATAAAGTAAATGATATTTCTTACGGCATAGAACTGGCTGTAGCTGGCTATTCAAAAGAAGAAATTTCAATATCCTTAGGAAATGGCGTGTTAGAAGTGTCTGGTACAAAAAAACCAGAAGATTCTAAAAAATACTTACACAAAGGTATATCGTCTAGATCATTTTCCAGAACTTTTACAGTTGCCGAAACTATAGAAGTGTCAAAGGCCGTCTACGAGGATGGCATGTTGAAAATAACACTAGAAAATAAAGTGCCTGAAACCAAGAAAGTAAAGACAATACCTGTTAGCTAACAGTTACGGAACCAAGAGAGTGTTTGCTTTCTTGGTTCTTTAAATTTTTTGTATTGCCAAATAAAATTTAATATGTTAACATATAATCAATGTAAAGATTTCAGAAATATAGACCATCCTAGTGGTAGAGTATACGACATTCCCCCTGGTTTATATCCTAGCGTAACTACCGTCCTTAAAGCAACTGCCAATATGAGTGGTATTGACGCTTGGAGAGCTAAAGTTGGTGAGGAAGAAGCAGATCGAATTCTTGAGGCGGCATCATTACGAGGCACTATACTCCACAAATACTTAGAGAATTTTTTTATAGAATATTCAAAACCTACTATAGATGATGCTCGCCACTTTATTAAATATAGCGGCTTAGAAAATGAACCGCTGTTCATACAACAAATGGTAAAATCATTAATGAAGCAATTATTACTTCATAAATACGAGAGCATAGCTCAAGAATTTGTTGTGTGGGATGATGAATTAAAATTAGCGGGACGTTGTGATAGTCTAGGATACTGGATGGGAAAATTAACTCTAGTAGACTTTAAAACTGCAAGAAAAGAAAAACCCTTAGCATATGTTAAAGATTATTTTTTGCAGGCAACTGCATATTGCAAAGCACACAACAGAATGTTTCCAGAACAAATATCTAGATTTGTTATTTTGATTGCAAACGAACAGGGAGGATTCCAATTATTTACAGGAACGCCAAAAACATACATACCAGACTTGCGCTACAGGGTAAAAAAATTCTATGAACAAAAAAAGAATTAAACCAATAGAGCCAAAAAATAAAAAACAAAAAGAATTTCTTAACGCCGTAGCAGAACTTCCAGTAGTATTTGCGGTAGGCAGTGCAGGTAGCGGAAAAACTTTCTTAGCAGCGTCTCAAGCCTATCATTATCTATCTTTTGGATTTGTAGATAGGGTTATCATCGTTAGACCAGCTGTCGCCACAGAAGATTTAGGTTATCTACCTGGAGACATGAAAGAAAAGTTAGACCCATACTTACTACCTTTGATAGATGCTTTTAACGACTTGTCTAACCCTAAAATGGTACAAGATCTTGTACAGGAAGGTGCAATAGAAGTAGCAGCTCTAGCATTCATGAGAGGTAGAACCTTTAATAATGCTTTTATAATCTTAGACGAAGCTCAAAATACGACAATAGACCAGATGAAGATGTTTTTAACTAGATTTGGTGAAAACGTAAAAGTTGTAATAACTGGAGACCCTACTCAAAGCGATATTACTGGAGAGAATGGATTACAATGGGCTGTAAAAAAGCTAAAACATTGTAAAAGTATAGCCGTTATTCAATACGAAAACAAAGATGTAGTAAGAAGTGCCTTAGTACGTGATATACTACATTATTTAGAGAAAAATGAAAAATACAGTAACGATTTACCCGATAGTCAGGAAGATACCGTTGGAGACCTTCCAAGCTTTATTACAGGAACCATTGACTCCTGAGCACAAGCAGCTAGTTATATCTTTTATAGAAGCCCAACGTAAATTTGGTCTTCTAACAAAAAGAAAATACGCGTATTTTTGGACTATACACAATAAGTACCTACCAATTGTAGAGTTAGAGTATAGCGACACTGTACCTGTATATGTATTTAGTGAAAAACCCGTTAACTCGCTGCATTTTGATTACTCCAAAAGGAAGAAATAATATGCCCTTAAAAAGAGGCTCTAGCCAAAAAACAATATCTTCTAATATACGCGAACTTATTAAAGATAATCCAGGTAAAACACGAAAAAAAGCTATTGCTAGTATTGCAAAAAAGCAAGGCATAAGCAGACAAGATGCAGAAAGAAAACAGTCTATAGCTATAGCTTTATCTGCCGCTGGCAAGATCAAAAAATAAAGGAATTAGGCATGGTAAAAGAAGTTAAATCCACAAAACCTGGAATGAAATTGTTAACAGGAAAAGAACGTAGTTCTTTAGCTAAAAGAGCAGTAGCAGGTAAAGATATTGGCAAAAAAGGTAAAATGTTCTCACGCGTAGCTGAGAGTGCTGCTTTAAAATATGGCAGTGAAGAAGCTGGCAGAAGAGTAGCGGCTGCAGCAATGATAAAAGCGCGAGCCGCAAAGAAGAAATAAAATGGTAACCAAGTCAAGAGTTAACGAAGCCGGAGTGTATACAAAACCAACTCTACGCAAGCAGCTATTTGAAAGAATAAAAGCAGGTGATAAAGGTGGATCTCCTGGTCAGTGGAGTGCTAGAAAAGCTCAATTACTTGCTGTTGAATATAAAAAAGCAGGCGGCGGATATAAAAAATAAGGAGACCTTAAATGGCTAAAAAAACTATGAAAAAAGACGGAATGCATCGTATGCCTGATGGTACGATGATGAAAAATTCTGATATGAAAAAAGAAGAAATGTCTAAGGATAAAGCAACAGGATTAACTGATGCTCAGAAAAAATTACCCCCAGCACTACAAGCTGCAATCCTAAAGAAGATGAAGAAAAAATAATGGCACTTAAAGCGCCTCAACGTTCATTAAAAAAATGGACAGAACAGAAATGGCAATACTCTTCTGATAAAGAAGATGATAAGCCAAAATCTCAGCGTGGAAGATATCTACCTGAGAAAGCTTGGAAAGCTCTGTCTAGAGGCGAAAAAGCTGCTACTAATAGAGCTAAAAGAGAAGGCACAAAAGAAGGTAAGCAGTTTGTTGCTCAGCCAGAAACAGTTGCCAAAAAAGTAAAACGATTTAGGAAAATGAAATGACAGTAGCTCCAGCGTTTCAATCTACATTCTTAGGACAACCTAAACCTAAAATTAAAAAGCAAAAGGCTGAAGTAAAAAATGGCAACAACAAAAGACGTAAAAAGATTGCCAAGCGGAAAGCTTGAGTATCGTGGAGAAACGTATCCAGGATTCAACAAACCTAAAAGAAATACTAGCTCTTCTCAACATAAACAAGTAGTCTTAGCTAAAAAAGGCGAAGAGGTAAAGGTTGTAAAATTTGGTCACAAAGACTACGGCCATAACTACTCCTCTGAGGCTAGAAAGAACTACCTAGAAAGAAGCGCTGGTATTCGAGATGGTTCTGGTAATCTTACAAAAGATGATAAGTTCAGTGCAAATTACTGGGCAAGAAAAAAATTATGGGCAGGGCCAGGCGGATCTAAAGCAAATCCTAAGCCTGGCGGACCAAGAAAATAACGGAGATATAACTATGAGTGATGAAGCAAAAATGGCTCGCACAAGCCTAAAAAAGACAGTAGCTTATGCAACTGAACTATTAACCATGATAGGTAAAGATGATGAAGTAGAAGCTTGGATTCAAACTAAAATTTCAGATATGGACCATAATATAGAGGCAGTTTACGGCTACTATAAATTCGGTGATGACGAATATGATGAGTCAGAAAATGGTGAAGATATGGAAATGGAAGATGATGGTCGTGTTGTAATCTCTATGGATGAGTTTCCTAGACCATAATAAGTAACTTTTCTGTTGACTTATGCCTATTCATCAGGTATTATCTAATCTGAACCTTAACAGAAAGATAAAATATGACTGAGTATTTCAACAAAACCATGCGCTCTTGGCGTATATCTCAATGTTGTCAATTTTTTGATCCAAAAATGGTAAAACTATACAACGTTGGTACAACTACCAAGACAACTGCACTAGGGCCGACTGGAAAACAAAAAGTTCAAGAAAAAGCACTAGCTAATTTAGACAAGCTTTACAAAACTCTATCTGAGTATTTTGCCAAGCAGCCTGTAAATCTTCGTAGTTTTCGTATCAGTACCACACTTCTTCCAGTGTTCACTGTTGATGAAGCTAAACCTTGGTATCAAGAAATTGACGATAAGATACGGATCAAGCTGGAACGTATTGGTAAAGTTGCAAAAGATAATGAAATAAGACTATCAATGCACCCAGGACAGTATACTGTTCTTGCATCTAATAATGCTGAAGTAGTTAAGAACTCTATTGAAGACGTTGAATATCATTCAATGCTCGGTAAGTATATGGGTCTTGAGCCTAGAGAGTTCGTAGTAAACATACATCTTCAAGGTGTGTACAAAGGTACTCGTGAAGAAGGTATTAGCCGCTTTGCAGCTAATTTTCAGTATCTCAGCGATTATGCTCAACAGTGTTTAGCAGTAGAAAACGAAGACAAACCTAACGGTTATGATATTGAACATGTACTGGACTTGTGCAGTCGCATACCTACCCGTTCTACTTTTGATATTCACCACTATGATTGCTGGGCTCGTAAACAGCGTCAGTACCCAACGGTAAATCTGTCAGAGTTTCATGAAGCAGTAAAAACTTGGGGCAACATACGACCTCTGTTTCACGTCAGTCATACTCGTCAAGAAAATGGAGTAGACGTTTCAAAAGCACTAGAGCATAGCGAAATTCTACACGACCTAGATAGGTTGGCAGATATGGTACCTATGCTGCAGTACGCAGATTTTGACATTGAAGCAAAAAACAAAGAACACGCAGTAAATCACTGCTATAACTTTATTAAAGAAGAAGAGACGTATGCAGGAGAGCCTATATTAGCTGTCCAGCAATAAGGAGACTATTATGTTTAGAGCATTTAAAGACACTAATACAGGCGAAGTATATGACTGGGTTAAAATAAAAGAAGATGGAACTGCCATCTCTGTTAATGTTCCAGCCCATCTTTGGAAAAAAGAACAATACTGGACTGCAGAAGAAATAGAAGCACTGTTCAATGAACCAGTTGTAGCACCTATTGAAGTTCCAACTAATGAAGTAGAACCACAAGATCCAAGTTCTGTATAAAAGATAACAATAAGTTTTTAACCAGACTGTTTAAACTATGACCAAAAACAACATATTTGTATTAAGCTATTCAGCTGCTCAAAGTTTCTTTGATAGTACAGATACATTAAAAAACTCTATCTATTATTTTATAGATAATGGCAACCAAAAGTATACACCTACTTTTGGTTGCAATTTTTTCACTACTGAGCGCAACATAGGTTGCGCCGGAGGTTGGAACCTAATTTGTAAAATAGCTTTTGATGAAATGGATCTAGATAAAATAGTTATAACTCAAGATGACGCTAGAATATCGCCCAATTTAATAGAGCAAGCCTTAGAAGAAACTACGGGTCTTTGTATAACTGGTGTTATACAACCATTCTTTGAATTTAGTACTTTTGTAATTACTCGCGATGTATGGGAGACTGTCGGTGAGTTTGATGAAAATTTTATCTATGTATACAGCGAAGACGCTGATTACAAACAACGTTGTATGTTACACAGCGTAGTTATAAACTCTCTTTACATAGAAAATAAAGACGTTAATGACAGCGCTTCTATTAAAAATGATCCTAGTATAGACAGAATAAATTATAATAGGCAATATTTATATTTTAAATGGGGTGATAGTGTGCATCCTAACCCAGCAGCTAGAGCAGATTACCAACCGCCATTTGTTAATAGAACTCCTTTTGCCCAAGAGCAAAAAGGACTTCCACTTAACTTCTTACCAATAACACAAAGAATAAAAAACGTATATGGAGACATTTCAATGTTTCCAAGCGAGATAGAATACAGGAGATTTTTAAAATATGGATTTGTTAAATAAAGGTTTCGAGGAAATTATAGAACTTCCTAGAGACTTAAGAAATGAAGAAATATTAGGTAGAAGATTTTATGTAGACATAAAAAGACGATATCCTAAATTAGATACTATAGGGGAGCCAGAGGATTGGTCTAATTATAGAATTATTTTAGATCCTTATAAAATATCTTTTGGAGATTTACCCTTGCTCACTACTGTTAGATACAAGTATAATAAGATTACAAACATAGTAAGTTTGCAATTTGAACCCGGTATTTTACCCTTAGAGGTAAGAACCTTAACTCAACACTTTTTTAAAGAGATACAACTATGGCAAAAGAAAAAGAAGTAAAATCCGTAAAACCTATTGATCCTGCAGACGTAGCATCAACTATTGATACCGTTGTCAGCCTAATGGAAAGCGTGGACGCCAGCCGTGAGATGATTAATGCAAAAGTAAAATATCTAAAAGATACTTACGGCTTAAACTCAACCTATGTTAGGGCTGCAGCAACTGCTATTAAAAAACAAGCAGTCGATGAAATTGACGAGAAGACAAAAGCAATTCAAGAGATCATTGATCTATGTACGTCTTAATAACTGGAGGGTTTGATCCTATTCATTCTGGACATATAGCAGCCTTCAATAAGGCTGCTAGTCTTGGTAAACTGATCGTTGCGTTAAATAGCGACGCGTGGCTAACACGTAAGAAAGGTACTTTCTTTTTACCCTACAGTGAGAGACGCACTATAATTCGTAGTCTAAGCATGGTTTATCATGTACTAGATCAGTGGAATGATGATGACGGTACTTCATGTCTTGC